CGCAGCATTTGCTAATGCTGACCAAGCTGTCGCCAGACGATTAACATCTGCGACCATTGACGTTGAAAGACTATTAAATTCTCTCATTGAAGTATTAACAGAACGTAAATATAGATTATACCTAGAGAATCCCTCAGTAATTGTACTGAGGCTCTTCAGCATATCTGCTACATCTAGACCCATTTGGGATTTCAGTGAATCACCGTCAGGCATTCGAATCTCCTTATCGGCGATCAATACTAATTAGAAATGTGATCCTTCGAGAACCAAGTATGTGGAATCTTTCCGTCGGGAAAGATTTTCTTTTTAAATTCAGCCTTTACAGTCTTACGGAAAGCCTCATATCCTACTTCAACTGAATTCCAGGGGAATCCTTTATTCGAAGCCAGTGGATACATCTCATTAAGAAGATAATGGAAGACCTTCGTATCGAATATCCACACATAGTTCGGCATAGTATCAATAATTGTAGAGGTAGACTTCCGCTCTCCTTCACCAACCGATCGAACATAGTCCTTTGCCATCCTAATCCGGCCGGCCGGGATGTTAAGGAACAGCTTAACAGCCCGACCGGCAGGGATTAAGGATGCTTGAGCCATACCAGTATCATGTGGTATATTACGAAGCATTGCTACAATAGCACTACGTATGGCCTTAATCAACGTTTTCTTGCACCACTTATCAAGATCATCTATGGCCTTCGTCGTGATGAATCGTGGTGTGGCGATTCGCCAGGTGAGTTTCATATTGATTCCGTTGTCATCGTAAAAGAAGTTTCGTCATACTAGCCATAGACTCCGATTCCTCGTAATCACGTACTCGACCATATGCAAGGATATAGGTCTGAGTAACGATGTCATTCTCAACCCATTCATCCTTTACATCTGGTGGGCGAACACCTAAACGTTCACAAGCCCGCCAGATTGCATATAGTCCTGTACGATTCGAGGGCCAAATCACAGTCTTGCTTGAAGTCGCTGACCAGCTAAAAAAGCTCTCGTCGCCTGATCAATCTTCTCTTCGTCTAATCCATTAGCGAAACGGATTGCATCTGTAATCTTTTTCAGCTCTAGGCCAGAGAATACTGCTTCAAGCTCAGTTGCGATATTCTTCCAGGTTGTTGGATCATCAATTTTTACGGTCTCGAATTCAAGATTAGGTGTTCCAATAGTTAGAGATTTGATGAACATATAAAAGATTCGCTGCTCAGCCCAGTCATTTAGTTTCACCAAATATTTAGGATCTTCTGGATTAAGGAACTGTTCCCCACCGGGAGTTATCTTGCTTGGTGGCTTAGGTCTCGGACAAAGCTGATCGAATCCAACATAGTCCCGGACCGGAGCAGCAGTAATTACGATATCTTTCTCTCCGCGAGGGAGAACAACTGTTTGTGCTCCCATCGGAGATAATTCCAGACCGGCAATCTTCATTCTATATCCCTTCTCAGCTCTGCGAAGTACGTGTTGAGGTGGCCGTAGTAATGTTGCACTTACCAGTTAGTGAGCAAGTTCCCGCCTTCGGATCGTGGTTAATACCTTCCCAGCGGAAATCCGCGAGAAGAGTAGTCTCTTTATCTCCACAAGTGGATGGAACTGGAGCATGGATGATTTGAATATCAACAGCATATGGTCGACAAGTATCTGAATCAGATGAGACCCAGGTCGCAGCAGCACCAATTTGCTTCAAAGCATCTTCAATAGATGGAATATCACCGTCACCGGAAATATATTCCCATACGAAATCAAGGGATACATCGACAGGAACCTGATCACCTTCACGAACCTCATCCAACTTACCACGATCAAGAGTATATTGAATATTCCGTTTCTCATCATATCGACAGTTACCCTCACCTAACTTCACGTCAATGTGATTAGGAGTTGGAGTTTTCCCATCCTGAATCCTAATCGTGCAATTCTTCAGATCAATCTGCATTCGCTAGCTCCTATTAATCGTTAAACGACATCGTGTAGTGACATTCAACCATCGCTTGAATCAACTTGATTGATGATCGAAGTTGGCCAAATCGAGAAACAATGACATCTTCCCCTTTCCTATTGGAAAATAGTTTCATACATCCTAGAAGTGATCCATCATCTTCAACACCATTCCCATATTTATATATGGGGATTATTGTTGCCAAAGCAATAGTACACTCTCCAATGATTCGCTCTAAATTATGGAGATCTGTCTCGTTAATAACTGATTGGATAAGTAGATTGATCTCTACATATGCCTCCCACGATCCTTTACTTGGATTACTGTAGATTGGCCCATCTAATCGGATCTCAATATGATCAGATTCATCAAGTAAGGCACTCTTAATCTGACCTTCAATAACCGATGCAGTAGTAAGATGCTCAGAGATATATTTAGTCATAGATGCGAAAATCCAACGTGTCCAGTTCTCGTTCATTATATTGCTCCCATCGAATTAGCTGTAATAAGATATGCACCCTGACTATTAGGAAGCTCATCTATATCTTTAATCTCGAAAACTGTATCTCTAAACACAATACTACATTGGCGATCAAGTGTGAATAGTGTTGGAATCTTCTTCTTTGGAATAATGAAACCGCGAGTAGTATTATTGAAATATGCTCCATATGTAAAGTTATGGGCTGCGGCAATATATGCAAGACTATATTTGAAATCGATTAGTGCCTTACCTTCAAGAACAACTATTCGCTTCAATGTGGATGATGTATATGTTTTCGTCACTACACCAGTAGCCAGATCAGTAGTATCTACTATTGGTCGACGAATCGTAATAGTCTGCCCATATTGCCGCTCAAGAGCATAGAATCCTCGAGATAGTTGCTTGAAGATATTACTCATTGCGAAGTTTTTCCAGTTCTTTCTCAAGAAGAGTGTTCTTCATTCTCAAATCAAGATTCTCTTTCACAAGTGTCTCGGAAAGACACGGTTTCGTTGAAAGAGTATCATAGAGATGAATAATCGTTTGCATGAAATCACGGAGACAGGTGATATTGACATTAACCAAATTAGTGTTAGTTTGGATAAGAGCAAGTAACTTCTCACGAGTGAAAGATTCTTGCATCTGTATATATGTGGAAAGACCTTTCTCGCGACAGAAATCACGCCAAACGAAGAAAATTACCAGTCCGACAGGTAGACCTATCTGGACGACTGCATTATAAATAATTTTCAATACATCTTCCATAGTTAATCCTCCTGAGCGGGTGGGCATTGTGCCCACCCGCTAGTTACTGTGGATTAGCTATAGAGGATAGCACCAAGATTCGTATCAAGAACCTTCACACCACAGAGGACGTCAACAGTCACAAGAAGCCCCTGCTTACGAGCCTCACGAGCAAGCTCAACCCGGACAGCCACGCCATTAGCGGAAGCAGTAGCAACACGGGCACCAGCAGCAGAGATCAATGGCCGCGATACGAGAGCAATCGCATTCCGATGGAAAGCGAAGCCGTACTGACCAGCAGGACCAACAGCACATACCTGAGTATGTGTCAAATCAGCACGGAGTGAGCGATCCACTTCAAGGGCAATAGTGGTTGGAGTAGCGAGAGCTCCATAATGCCCGACTGCCGATGCTGTGGCATCAAAACTAATAAGCTGACCGGTCTTAGGAGCAACCGAGAAGCCATTAACTACAAGCGGGGTCTTACCGCAATAACCGGAATCATACCCAGCAAGATAGTTAACCGCACCAGGACAATAGACAGTCACAACAGCATCAGCGAGAACAGCAGTCTTAAGAGCTGGCCAAACTACGAGACCAGTCGTATCGCCACTAGTCTCAGTATGGCTGATGATCTTATGTGGCGTCATCTCGGTCGCGATAGTAAGCCAAGAACCAGCGGTGAGAGCACCAGTGAAGCTCTTGACAGTTAAAGATGTCGCACCAGCAGCAGCACCAGCACCCATAGCGCCATTAGCGGTCGTATTACCAGCTGCAATACTTGGAGCATTCTGGCACATATAGATGTCGAATCCCATACGCCGACCGATGCTCGCATCACGAATAGCTGTACCAGCATCACCAGTCTTCTCAGCAGTAACGAAGTTCTCTACGTTGAGAACATCGGACTCTTGACTCGGGGTAAGAATAATATTACGACCAGTAAGAGGAGCCTTATTGATATTCATCACCTCACGGAGGTCAACGATACTCGCCTGAGTGAGAGCAGTACCAAACTTACCGGCACTATTCGGGATAAACTGATACATCTGCATCAGAAGGATTTCGTCAATCCGCTGTGCGATACTCTGGATAGCCGGAACAAGATACTCAGCAGCGAGATTCTTGAAAGCCTTCGTGCTCTCACCATCCTTGATCGAGAATGAAGTATGAAGATGCTGATCAAGAGGCACCTGGACACTGGTAGCAGTCGCATTCTGGACCTCTACCTCATCAGTATCCGTCTTACGCTTCGCGGTGAATGCCGCTGGACGCCGAGTATTCACGACATCGCCGAACTGAGCAAGCTCCATGCTGAAATCACGGTGGACAAGATTGGCCACAACCATATTAGCTTCGAGAGTCATGAGGGACTCAGCAGCCCATACTTCCGGGATGTAAGCATCGAGATCATTCGAGCCGGCGAGACGATAAGTCTTAACAACTACCTTCATTCCACTCATCGTGTTTCCTTCCAATTAGTTAGGGAAGAGATTCGGATGATTCTTCCGATACTCTTTGTACTTCTCCAAATCTTTTGCTAATACAGCAAGATCAACCTTTTCATCACGCTTATGGGCGTTATCACCGCCGAATCCACCTGTGCCCCTCCCTTTGAAGAGATGGGCAAACTCGTCCATATCGGACATTTGTTTCACAGCATCCTTCACTGGAAGATCTAACTTAACGGGATTCCCATCCTTACCCTTCGTATTGAAGAGAATCATTGGGACGAGATTACCTGTAGGCTTCCCATCAGCATCAATCTCCTGTTCGAGACGAGTCTGCGGGCCAAGAATAGCGATAACTGTACATGGATTGATAGCCTGATGTTCAGGCATAGTACAAGCTTGAATAATAGATGTCTTGATTGTGGCATCTGTGAAACGATTCTTCCAGACATCACGTTCCTTAGAAAGATCCTCAAGTTCACTTAGATGCTTCTTACGAGCAACCTCAGCATTGATTGCATCCTGCTCTTCCTTCGTTCGAACCTTCGCAACAAGCGACTGGATAGATGCATCTAGTTCCTCTCGCTCTTTCGTTGTCATCCTTAACTTAGTTTTAAGAGCTTCAACCTCACCAAGAACTTCCTTGCTCGCTTTAGTTGCATCTTCTTTAGTCTTCTTCAGAAGATTATCAACATAAGCCTGTTGCTCCGGCGTAAGTGTCACTGGAGGAGGATCACCACCCTTATCAACAGCCTCATCACAAGCAATCAGACGACTATGGACAAGAACACTAATCTGATTAGTTGGCATTACAACACCTTCCTTAAGATTGCCGTCGAATAACGAACCCCTTACGATCACGAATAAATGATTTGAGATATGTCCAAGCAATAAAAGAGGGGATACCATTACGGATATACTCATTCTGAGATCCATTAAACGACGCGGAAACATTCCCATATTTCGTTGCAGTGAGATCGAGGTTACGGGCCTCAAGCTCAGGATCAACACCATCAAGTAGTGCGAAAGCTATTTCATAGCAAGCGATCTTTATCTCAGCGGGTACGAGGACATCATCAGCGCGTGGGAACTGTAATGTTTGATCATCATCGGTCTTCTCACCCTCGAAGTTAAGGCGGTCAATGATTCGTGTAGCAGAGATGAGGGCTTTCTTCTTCTGTGTTGTCGTCGCATCATCCCACGCATCGGCATCATATCGTGTCAGGAAATAAGACTCCGCATCTGCTAGGTTCCCATAACAATTCTCTCCTTCCTCCAATGTGATTAGGTCATCACCAAGATCCTCAGTCGGTAATGTCCCTGTCCAAGTGGCCTCGAAACTATGAATCAGATTATCGGTATCTGCATCAGGCAGAGCACCATCTTGCAAATAGTATGCAACACGGATTCTAGTACCAATCTCGATACCTGCTGGCATATTTGCTGCGAAGATATTTGATACGATATTCGGCATCGGGACATCATAGTTGCCTACATTCGCTTTCACATATGTTACCCAAGTCGCAGTCGAGATATTCCTTACTTTCATCTCATCGAGATTGAAGACGATTGCATATAATGTAGCAGATGGATCGTTATATTGTCTATTAAGTTCATATGCCATTTACCTACCTCCACCTCCGATTTTCTTAATGAGATCAATATCCGATAAGATTAATTCCTGATTCTCAACTGTCGCAGATCCTCCACCTGGAGCTAGCTCCAAAGCATTCTCTGTCCAACGGTAAACTGCACCATCGAGTTCTAAGCCAGTAACCATTTTATCCGTGACAGCTTTCACTAATGCTAGATATGATCCCGCTGCCTCCATAGCGATTTTTACATCAGCAGCAGTATGTGTCGCTAATGTACCAGTGACATCTAACTTAGCTAATCTTGCCTCAGATGCTCGTGTAAGGAGTGTCGTCTGATTCGCTGCTGTAGCGTATGAAGCAGCAAGAAGTGTACGAGCTTCCACAGCAGCAATACTCGGCTTATCCGCAAGCTGAGTATCCAAATTTGCTAGGTTCAATCCCAAAGCAGCCCGGACACTGGCCGCATCCATCGCTATACCCGTGCCACGACTACTGATTGACACATCAATGAATCCAGCTTTT